TCAATATTGTTGTGTAGGTATCGCAACAATATTGAACCAGATATGTGGCTTATTATTGAAGGTCAGAAATATAACATCTTATATGTTATGGATCCATACCTTAATAAAGAGCGACTAGAAATATTTACAGAGGTTGTAATCTAATGAGTGTCGATATTGAAACAGAAGGGTTAAGTGAGTTTTCTCAAGAGTTGCTAGACTTAGCGACTAAAGACTTTCCGAAAGATACAAAGAATTTTCTTCAACGTGCTGGTAATAAGTTAAAAGCTAATGCTAAAAACAACTATAAAAGCGGTACTACACAAGGTACTAAAAACCTTATCAAAGGCCTTAAACGTGATAGAGCGTATAAGTATGGTAAGGATGAGTGGCAAGTGCGCGTTAAGAATACCGCACCGCACGCATGGTTAGTTGAACATGGTCATGTGATGTTAGGTCATGCTGCACAGGGTAAACCTAAATTAATAGTTGGTAACACAGGGGAAGCCTTTGTAAGAGGGAAGAATGTAATGGGTAAAACTGCTAAAGCCTTTCCGTCAGAATATCAAGGGTTAGCGGAAGAATTTATTGATAAGATGCTTAATGAAAAAGGTTTAGGCTAGTGATAACTGCAGTTGAAATAGTAAAAGCATTAACAGTAAAGTGCAGAGAACTGCTTAATTGTGATGTTAATGATAGGGATATTTCAGAGGGATTTACTAGACCATCATTTTTTATTGAGGTAGTAGACTTCAACAATGAAGATATAGGAGAAATCCTAAGAGGAGATACGCTTAATATCTATATCTACTACTTCAATGAAAAGCGTGAGATTGGCTATCTTAACTTACTCAAAGCAAGAGAGAGCTTGCGTGAGATGTTAGCAATGCCTGTTAGCGTAGCTGATGGATTTAGTATAACTGCATCTGATATAGTCGAAACAATCAATAAGGCTGATATGTCATATATAACTAACTTTGATGTAACGATCTATCAAAACAGACCAGAAGCAGATGCACCTTACATGGAAAAATTGGCAGTCAACGGAGAGTTGCAAGAGCCAACGGAAGAATAGTTATAGCATCCACCATATGTGGGTGCTATTTTTAATGGGTAAAAGGAGCAGAATATGGCGATTGGCTTACCAAATATTGATATCGTATTCTTGCAAAAGGCGGTATCTGCCGTGCTACGTTCCGAACGTGGTACTGCATTAATCATCGTTAAAGATGATAAACAAACAGAAATTGGCTATGATGTATTCAAATTTGAAGCAGACATTACCGATAAGAAATACAATGCCGATACAATTAAATTGTTGAAGCGTTGCTTCTATGTAAATGTGAATAAGGTGGTAGTGTTACACGTTCCATCTAAAACAACTGCATTTGCAGACCTTAAACAAGTATTAGACCGCATCAAGTATAACTGGGCTTGTACTACTGTAGCAGAGTGGCAAACAGATTTAGTATCTTATACAAAATCTCGTAATGTAATCTCTAAAGGTCGCAAAGTTAAATGTGTAGTTGCTAACGTAGCAGTTGCAGATGATAAACACGTTGTAAATATGAAAGGTAATTTTGTACATGAAGCCGATGCAGCAGCTGGTACTAATGTTAAAATGACTGATTATTTGCCACGTATTACATCCATTTTGGCTAATTTACCAATGAACCGCAGTATCACATACTACGAATTGGAAGATTTAGACTATGTGGATAACTCATATGTTACTGCAGAAAAAGATGTAAATAAATGGACTGATGAAGGCTGGTTGCTTCTTATCAATGATGATGAAGATAATGTAGTACGTGTGGGCCGTGGTGTTAATACATTAACTACATTCACATCTACTGAAACAGAAGATATGCGTAAAATCATCATTGTTGAAAGTATGGACTTAATCCAAGAGGATTTATATTCCACGTTCAAAAAATACTATGTAGGCAAGTATAAAAACCACTTGGATAATCAATACTTGTTTATTTCTTCTGTAAACGCTTATTTCAAATCTTTAACTAAAGTAGTTAATGGTGAAATCTTAGATCCAGAGTATGACAATCATGCGTTTGTTGATGTAGAAAACCAAAGACAAGCTTGGTTAAGCGTAGGTAAAACAGAAGCAGAAGATTGGGACGAAGCGAAAGTTAAAGAAATGTCCTTCAAGTCTACTGTATTTATTGCTGCTAAAGTTAAAATCTTGGATGCTATGGAAGATTTGTCCTTCCAAATTACTATGGAATAGGGGGTAAAGTATGGCAAGTAAAGACATTCATAATCAAATCTTGCGTGGTCAATTCGGTAAGGTATGGATTGACGGCGAATTATATGCCAATGTTAAATCTTTTGAAGCTAAAATCTCCCTTAAATATGAAGCGGTAGATATCAATGGTGAAATGGGTGTTCATCAACGCTTGGTAGGTTTTGAAGGAGCTGGTACACTGGTACTTCACAAAATCGATAGCCGTGTAGCACAAAAGATTGCTGGTAAAATCAAAAATGGTAGTGTACCAGATATCAAAATCGTATCTAAATTAACTGACCCAGATGTAAATGGTGCAGAACGTATCGAACTAACTGGTGTTACTTTGGATGAATTAACACATGGTTTTGAAAACAAAAAAGTACAAGAGGAAAGTTACCCATTCAAATTTGCGGATTACAACTATCTTGACTTAATTCTTTAATATGTAGGCGGTGCTTAGTGCATCGCCTTTCCTTTTTAATGTGAGGTGGATAATATATGGCTAAATTACAACTTGAAGATTTGCTTAACCGCAATATGCAAGAGGGTTTTCAATCTAAGGATGTATATGTAAAAGGTTTAGGCGGTGAATTAACTGTAATTCATCAACCATTACCAACTGTATTGCGTATTATGGATGATATTAAGCAAGATGCAACACTATCAACTGTAATGGATGCAATGGTACAACTCATCTATGCGTGTGTTCCTTTATTTAAGAATAAAGAATTACAAGCAAAATATGAATGTGCTGAACCTACAGATGTAGTGTATAAAGTGCTAAACGATAGCGTGGAAGATATTACTGCATTGGGTGAAGCTATCTTGGGTATGTATGGTATCGCAAATCCAGTCGATGACATAAAAAAGCAGTAAGAGCGGACAGGGAACTAACAATGTTCCGCTATTATATGCAAAAAGGCCATACATTATCCTCATTACTTGCATTAGATCCATTAGAACGCACGTTCTATTGTGCGTGCTTCGAACTGGATATGGAAGATTTAGAAAGGGGCAATAATGGCTAAAAGTATTAACGTATTACTTAGTCTTAAAGACCAATTTACTGCACCTATGAAAAAGGCTGGGGATAGTGCCAAAGACACAGAACGCAAGATGGTAGCCATGAAGAATAAGTTAAGTAATTTTGGTAACGGAATTAATAACAAATTCTTAGGTATTGCTGGTAGCATCGGTAAGATGGGATTAGCAATGTCAGGCTTGGGTGCGTTCGCTAGTGTTGGTGCTATTGTTGATTATGGTAAAAAGGCACTTGATGTAGCTAAAAGTGCAGAGTTATCTCAAACATTATTGCGTAATAGCTTGGCCAATAACAACTCATTGTATGATAAATCAGCACAGTCGCTAGATGCTGCACAAAAGCAATTAAATGAGTATGCATCTAAATGGGGTCAAGTAGGGGTTATCTCTGCTGGTACTATTCGTGCTGGTTATCAAGAGTTAAATAAATGGAATGTTCCTGTTGATAAGGTGGACGGACTATCGGAAGCCTTAACTAACTTAGTGGCTGGTAAATTTGGTATCAATGCTACGGCAGAAGATGCACAGTTAGCATCACAGGCAATCGGTAGAGCGTTCAATGGTGATGTAGCTGGCTTAACAAAGATGAAGATACCTTTAACAGAAGCACAAAAGCTAATTATCAAGAATGGTACAGAAGCCGAACGATTAGCTACTATTAATGAAATCGTTAATGGTACATTCTCTAAACAGAATGAAATACTAGCTAATACACCAGATGGACAACTAAAACGGATGAAGAACCAACAAGCAGCATTAATGGCTACGATTGGTAAAGGTCTATTGCCTATGCAAAAGGCTTTTATTGATATGGTTAGCACTATCATGCCAATAGTTGCACCAGTTATTCAAGATATATTCAATACATTTAGTGGTGCTTTTACATGGATTGCACAGGTAATTACAGAAAACAAAGAAACCATTAAGACAAATCTAACGGAAGGTATGAACGTAGTTAAAAGCGTTCTATCCACTTTAGGTAGTGTTATTAAGTGGTGTGTTGATAATCTTGGGTTCTTAGTGCCTGTTCTTAAGGTAGTTGTAGCTGGGTTTGTTGCTTTTAATGTAATATCTAGCATCTTACCTATATTGTTATCTATATTCAGTGGCTTTATGACTGTAGTAAAAATTGTAAAAGTATTGAATATGCTAATGATTGCAAATCCTATGGTGTTTGCATTATATGCCGTGATTGCTGCTATTGCGTTATTGATCTATAACTGGGATACAGTAAAAGAAGTAGCAATAGGGGTATGGGATGCAATTTCAAGCTATGCTAGTGAATTATGGGATAGCTTAGTAAGTGGGTGTACTGAATTTGTAAATGGTGTTATAGAGGTTGTTACACCTATTTATAACCGATTTATGGAAATCATGAGTCCTATACTTGATGGTGTGATGCAAATCTTCAACGGCATTATTGATTTTCTTGTAGGTGTATTTACTGGTAACTGGGATATGGCCTTTAGTGGGTTAGTCCAAATTTTTAATGGTTACTTTGGAATTATCAAATCTATTGCACAGGATGTACTTGGATGGGTTCAAGATAAATTGCAATGGGCTGGTGAGAAAATCGACTCTATCAAAGAGGGCGGAGCATGGCTATATAACAATACGATAGGCCGTGTAACTGGCGAACATAATGCAACTGGTACTGAGTACTGGAAAGGTGGAGCGACATACGTCAACGAAAATCAACGTGGCGAAATTATCAATCTACCGAATGGTTCACAAGTCATTCCACACGATGAAAGCATGAAACAATTAGCAAGTGGCCGTGGCAATGTAACTGTGAATGTAACAGTACAAGGCAATGTTATTGGTAATGAAGATTTCATGGATGCGTGTGGCCGTCATGTAACCGATAAAGTTATGTTAGCTATGGGTAATATGTAGGGGGTGTGAAGTGAGTTTTCAAGACAATGCTAAGAGCGTAATGAAACAACGCTTGATGACTAAACAGGCAGACTTGCAAAAGTTAGCAGTAACACGTGCTACTAAGTTTGCAGATAAGATTTCACATGGTTTAGTCGGTAAGATTTTAGATTATGCCGAACGAAAACCAACTACAGATATTGTATTTCACTCCGAATTAACAGATGAATACATTACATTACCTGTAGTGCCTAACCCTTTACCTACGATTAGTGAACCGCAAGCTAATGAAACCTTTAATGGCCTTAGAGGTGATATTAAACTTATAGGGCCGTTAGGGTTACGAACACTAAGCCTAGATAATATCCTATTGCCTGTGAATAAGGATTACTCTTTTATTCGTGGTAATGGTACAGACGGCTTGCAATGTTTACAATTCTTTCAAGCACAACGGCAGATGAAAGCCGTGATGCGGATATGTATTATTCAGTCTGATGGCAATGAAATCCTTAATATGCCATGTGTCATTAATGATCTATCATACACATATGACAAAATTGGTGATATTAAAGCCACGATAGGTATTGAAGAGTACGTATATACTAATACATCAACTACTGCTCAATCTTCGACTGGTGGCGAAAATAAGGCTACAGATACAAAGTCTACTAATAGTAAGGCGGTTAAGAAATGAAGCTACAGTATACGAACACAACCAAAGGCAAAGATGGTAAAGATGTTACTGAAACACGTGAAATTACCGCTTATACAAATAACTATCAAAGGTCAGATGGCATTGATACATTAGGTCAAGAATTTACCTTTGACTTAGCAGACAACCCTTTTGATTTTAACCTTATGGGTACACGGCTTGCGATTGGTGGCAAGATTGAGTTTAGCAACCAATTAAGCAACAACAATAAGAGCGCTACAACGCAGCTTAACGAAGAACAACAAGAGCAAGTAGTATTTCAAGGTATTGTGGTAGCAGAAAAACAAAGCGGTGCTAACAAATATAGTTACACTTGCTTTGACTACTGCTTCTATCTCAACAAATCAGAGATAGAAATTCAATTCAATGGTGTTAGTGGCCTTGAAGCTATCAAAAAGGTATGTAGCGAAAACAACGTGCCTTTAGGTAATGTGGCTGATATTAAGACGAATATCAAGAAGATATATCAAGGTGAAACAGTATCTGATGTAATCAAGGATATTATTAAGCAAGCTACAGAGGAAACTGGCTATAAATACCGCTTAGAATACCGAGATGGCAAGATACACGTTGAGGACTACAAAGACTTAGTGCTAGATAAGGTTATCACTCAACCTATCAACAATTACTCAAGAGATTTAAGCATGGAAGATATGCGTAATAGCATCGTAGCCATATCTCAAAAGGAAAAGAGTACATCTGTTAAGTCTACTATTCAAGATGATGAAAGCATCAAGAAATATGGCTTAATCAAGAAGATAGTTAAGGTTGATAATAAGAAGCAAGCACAGACTGCTCAAATTGCTAAAAAGACTATTCAAGATACTAATAAGGTAGCTGAAAAGTTAAACCTAACATTATTAGGTGATGATACAGTAAGGAGTGGTCGCATTATTATCATTGATGATTACACAGTTGATATACACGATAAATTCATAGTAGAAAACTGCAAGCATAATTATGGAGTTAATCATACTATGACATTAGATCTAAAACGTGTAACGAAAGAACTTGATACAAGCAAGTACGCAACAAGCACTACTACAACTGTTACACCTAATGCTACAAATAGTACCGCTAATGCAACGCAAGTTGATGCTGGTATGAACGCACTCAACGGATATGAAAGCGTATATCGTGATAATGGGTGCGTGGATGTGGCGGTTAAGGCTGGCTCATACTATAGTCCATTCTTGAAACAACAGGCGGATATTGGCACGGCTAATGTAGATACACTTGTTAATAATGCTCAAAGTGCTGGGTATAAGGTAGAAGCCTTTGACGGCTATGCTAAAAAAGGCGACATCTTGGTGTATGGTAATAACCAACACGTTATTATCTCTGATGGTGCTGGCGGTGGATTTGGTAACAGTAGCAGTAAAGGTCATGCAATGTTTTACTCTGATGCTAATAATGCATGGCATACGAACGAAAGTCCATCTAAAGTAATTAGAATGTCATAGGGGGATATATGGAAGAGTGGCACAGTCAAATGGCATCTATGTTCAAAGAGCGAACTAACCCTATACGGATAGGTGCTTGTTTGGGTGAGGTTATCAGTACTTCACCATGGAAAGTAGCTATTCGAGATGGTAAGTTTACGATAGATGCATCTAATGGTTATGTATGCTTTCAATTAATTCACCATATCACTACATACTCTTATAGACATAGTGGACAAATGACACATAAAGGGTGTCCAGCTGGCCCTAAATCTGATTACGATGCACAGGGCGAGGGTAAGATAGTGCTTAATGAATTATGGAAAGCTGGCGATAAAGTACTTGTTATTCCAGATGAAAATGAACAGCATTTCTTTATCGTTGATATTGTGAAAGAGGGGGTATGATGTTTCCTACAGATTACAACTTCACTAATTCCATTCAATCTACTAAAACGGCTACAAACGCACAACATAAGGTGGGTCGGTCATTCAAATTCGACTATAAAACGCATCGGTTCGTTTTTGAAGATGGCCGTAATGTAGAAGATACGCAGATTGAAGCAATTAAACAATGGATTGAGTTATTTATTCGTACTGAAATGAAGAAATACTTAATCTATAGTGATAGTTTTGGGTTAGATCTAACTAAGCTATTAGGGTATAGATTGCCACGAGCATATAAAGTATCTGAAATAAAAAGAAGAATAACCGAGGGTATCATGAACAAAGTACCATGCGTTGTAGTTGTCAAAGATTGGCAATTCAATGCTGGTATTTTTTATTTCACAGTAGTTACTAATACAGGGGAAGAGGTGAAGATAGAACATGAATTCGAATTATAGTGTTGATAGCATACATAATACGATGCTTGAAAACATTGATGATGCGTATCAGAAAACAGAAGGCTTTCCAACGTATGACATAACAAGAGGTGAAGCGTTTGCTTTACTTGAACTGTGGAAAAAGGCGGAAGAAATTGAACGCAAACAAAACGTGGATAACTTAACAGGTGATGAACTAACAAGGGTAGTATTCCAACGCAAAGGAACACAACGAAAACTATCAACTAAAGCAGTATGTAACTTGCGTATTGTTGATGGTAACGGTACTATTCACGAGGGCGATTTATTCGAAAGTGAAAGCGGTATTCAATATGAGTCGCTTGAAAATAAAGATGTGGAAGATAACTCTATCATCAAAATCAGATGCACTAAAGCTGGTGCAGTTGGTAATGTTCCTAAAGGCACAATCACACAAATGCCTATTACTATTGCTGGTATCAACGCAGTCATTAATGATGATGCGGCCAAAGGTGGCGAAGATGAAGAAAAAGACGATGATTTACGTGAACGATACTATGAAGAGTTAAGAGAACCAGCAACGAGCGGTAACGATTACCACTATAAACAATGGGCGAAAGAAGTAGAGGGTGTAGGCGAAGCTAATGTAATAGGCCTTTGGAATGGTAACAATACTGTTAAGGTAGTTATCATCAATTCCGATAGAAAGGCAGCTAGTACAGATTTAGTGAAACGTGTACAAGATTACATCGACCCAGATAGTAAAGGCATAGGTGATGGGCAAGCACCGATAGGGGCACATTGTACTGTAGTTAGTGCAACAGAAGTGCCTATTAACATTGATGTTAGAGGTGTACAACATAGCACATCAACCACTAAATCAAGCATTACATCTAGTATTACAGAAGCGGTTACTGCCTATTTAAAGAGGATAGCATTTAAACAAGACTATGTATCGGTAGCACAAATAAGCAACATTATCATTGATAGTGCTGGGGTTACT